GGTTGCTTCCAGTATCGATGCGACCAATCTAAACACCGCACTTCTTGGTGGAGTAGTTTCAGTAATCGGGTCAAACCTTAAAGAATACCTAGCACCAAATCCTGCCGGCTTTGGCAGTGGTGCTTATGATGTCAACATCACAGTCAATACTGGAGTGGGCGATCCTAACGCAATCGCTGATGCCATCAATCAGGTTATCCAAGATGCTGTAGATCGTGGCACACTCCGAGGTGGTTCTTACTAATGCCATGGCTACCATCGTGGCGAGTTACTGTAGGTGACAATGTCTATACATCCGTTACCTCTGTTTCCTATGCATCTGGTCGCACAGACATCGATAGACAAGCAACGGCAGGCTATTGCCAAGTAGAAATTGTCAATACTGACAATACGCCATTTACGATCAATGTCACAGAATCAATCCTATTAGAGCTTAAAGATACAACTGGATCGTATGTCACCGTATTCGGTGGAGAAGTATCAGATTTTTCTATTGGTGTGCGCAGTCCTAATGAGGCTGGCTTTGTCACAACTGGCACAGTCCTTGGAATTGGCAGTCTGGCTAAACTGACAAAGGCTGTGTATAACACAGCACTTGCAGAAGGCTTAGATGGTGCTCAGATTGCAGCCATTTTAGATGGCGCACTGAACCTCAACTGGAATGAAGTAACTCCTACCGTTACTTGGGATACCTATCCTGCGACAGTGACTTGGGCTAACGCTGAATCTTATGTCGGCACTGTTGACTCTGGCTTCTATACAATGATTGCCCTTGCAGCTAGTGCCACGGCCAAAAGTCAGACATTGACAGATCAAATTGCTAATTCTGGACTTGGTCAGGTTTATGAGAATCGTTATGGCAATGTGTGCTTTGATGATGCTGATCATCGATCTAACTATCTTGCTGCCAATGGCTACACATTCTTGGATGCTGATTATGCTGTGCCTACCAGCATCAAATCGACCACAGCGATTAGCCGCATCCGCAATAGTCTTATCTACAAATACTCAACAGGCTACGGATCTACCTACAGTACCTCAGATACCGACTCTATTGCCCTCTATGGACTTTATGAGCGGTCTCAGGAATCTAACATTAAGAATTTATCGGAGATCACCGACATTGCTGGTCGTCAGTTAAACCTTCGTAGATCGCCTAGAGCGCAGCTTGAAGCCATCACTTTCAGACTTGACAATCCCAACATGCCAGATTCAATGCGTAATAGTTTAATTGGAGTTTTCTTTGGTCAGCCTATGCTTATCAGTAATCTGCCAAGCAACCTTTTGGGTGGCACATTTGAAGGCTTTGTAGAAAACATCGCTATGCGAGCAACACCGACTTATGTCGATTTAACTCTTTATTTAACAGCAACAGATCTATCACTCAGCACGACACAATGGGAGACCGTAATCCCTAGCTCAATTACTTGGGCTACCACAAATGCTACACTTATCTGGAACAATGCGACAGGAGTCCTAAACTAAATGGCAACAAGTCCGAATTATAGCTGGCCAGAGCCAGACAATACCGACCTAGTCAAAAATGGCGCACTAGCCATTCGCACGATGGGTAATGCCATTGACACGACTATGGCGACAATGACTCCTAAAAGCACATACACAGCCAAGGGATCTATTGCAGCTGCAACAGGCGCATCGACTCCTGCCAACCTTTCAGTTGGCAACAATGGCGAGACACTCGTAGCAGATAGTTCCACCGCTACTGGATTAAAGTGGGCTGCGCCTGCAACGGGTATGACTAATCCTATGACAACAACTGGCGACTTGATCTATTCTTCTCCGGGTTCAACACCTGTCAGGCGTGGAATTGGTTCAACAGGTCAAATTCTAACTGTTGCTGGTGGTGTTCCAACTTGGGCGACACCAAGCGCTCCTGGTCAATCATTTACATCATTAAACTCATCTTCTTTAAGCGGAACTACTTACACAGTTTCAGGACTTTCAGGTTACAACACTTTAGCAATTTATTATTCTAACGTGGTATCAGACGGTGGAAACATTATTATTCGATTAAACACAGATACAGGGGCAAACTATAATTACTACGGAGGTGGTTTTGTCGGTGCTTCAAGTTGGGCATCATCAAATATTAGGCGTGTTGATAATAGTGCTTCAACTAACATAACCGTAATTGGAAATGCAACGACAAATGCAAATGCGATTGGTTTAACAATTTTTGGAGCAAATGGAACAGGACCTAAGCAATTCATAATGAACTCAGGGACTGGAAATGGTCCTATTCAGTATTCAATAAATGGTTATTACACAGGTGGTTCAGTGATCAGTTCTATAAGCATTATTGGAGCATCAAGTTTTACTGGAACCGTACAGATTTATGGAGCATAAAATGGAAAAATATACAGAAGTTATTTATGACATTACTAATCAAACAAAAACTGTTCGCAATTATTCTCCTGAAGAAATTGCAGAAGTTGAAGAAATGAAAACCGAAATAGCAAATAAAATTGCAGCGACCGAAAAGGTAGAAAATCAGCGAATTGCTGCACAAGCAAAACTTACTGCTTTAGGTCTCACTGCCGAAGACTTAAAAGCACTTGGACTATAAGTGGAACATTTGACGGAGATTCTTACGGAACAATCCACACCAAGTGTGACGAATGAAGCCAAGACTAAGTAAAGCTGCTATTCAACTCCGAGAGCAGTTTGATGACTCATACCCAAGTCGTGACCGCACATCGGATGGTTGGATCGGTGATACCCGACATGCAGCTCGTCCTAGCGATCATAATCCCGATGTTGATGGCTGGGTTCGTGCCATCGATGTTGATCGTGATCTCAGTGGTAGGGCTAAGCCCGACCTCATGCCAGATCTTGCAGATCAGATTCGTCTCCTATGCAAGTCTAAAAAAGAAAAACGAATTACCTACATTATCTTTGATGGTCGTATCGCCTCAGACAAAAAGTCTTGGGAGTGGCGACCATACGAAGGTTCAAACAAGCACAACCACCACTGCCATATCTCGTTTGCAAAAGAAGCTGACAATGATTCGGCTTTTTTTCAAGTACCTATGTTAGGAGCAAGTCAATGAATGAATTAAAAGTAGCAGCAGGTTCATGGGCTAGAGCCTTTTTGGTAGCAGTCATCTCTATGGCAGCAGCTGGGGTCACAGATCCTAAAGCTCTTATTGCAGCAGGTATTGCATCGATCTTGCCACCGGTGCTTCGCTACCTGAACGCAAATGATCCAGCGATGGGAATCAAAAAGTGACGCAAGATAATTTCTTCCAGATCTATTTAGCAACTTTGGCTACCCTTGGCGGTTTATCAGGCTTTGTCATTACACACCTTTTGTCTGAAATTAAAAGACTCAATGGGCGTGTCGATGAGATTTATAATCTTTTACTAGAGCGATAATTTTGTCATGGCAAAAAAAAGGGTTATAGATCTTGACACCTATAGCGCGTTAGATGTATGGGCTATAGGCCTTCAAGAAATGTATCGAGCTTTACGCAGAGCAGGTTTTGATGTCGATTTGGCATTAGCGATCATTGTTGAGCCTATGGCTTATCCTCGCTGGATTCTTCCAGAGCCATTAGAAGCTGAGAAGTTTGGCGATTATGAAGATGAGGATGACGATTAAGCGAATCGTTGTCGTATCGGATCTTCAAGTTCCGTACCATGACAGGGTTGCAACCCGTAACCTTGCAAGCTTCATCACAAAGTTTAAGCCAGATCAGGTCGTGACAATAGGCGATGAGATCGATCTTCCACAGATAAGTAAGTGGGAAGAAGGTCGCATGGGCAGTTATGCACAGACCTTAGATGATGATCGCAACGAAGCCGTGCAGCTTCTTTGGGATTTAGGCGTTAGTGATTGCATTCGCAGTAATCACACAGATCGTCTCTATAACATCATCATGGCTAAAGTGCCTGCCTTTGGTGCATTGCCAGAACTTCGGTTTGAAAAGTTTATGAAATTTGACGAGCTGGGCATTACCTTTCACAAAAACCCTATGGCTATTGCACCTAACTGGATTGCTGTTCATGGCGACCACACACCGATCAAGCCACAAGGGGGATTATCAGCCCTAGAAGCGGCTCGTAGGCATGGTAAGAATGTCATCTCAGGTCATACTCACAGAGCAGGCAGATCGGCCTTCTCAGAGGCTTCTGGAGGCCGTATAGGACGTGTTCTGCATGGTGTTGAGGTAGGCAATCTTATGGACTTCAAGCAAGCTCATTACACAAAGGGTTCAGCCAATTGGCAACAGGCTTTTGCCATTATGTATGTCCAAGGATCCAAGGTTCAAGTCGATTTAATCAATATCGAAAAGGACGGCACATTTATCGTGTCTGGAAAGTCCTACGGCCGACCTAGATAATCGTTATCGTTTCGTTACCTAAATGTGTTAGACATTGTCAGATAGGCATGAGACTCTAAGTCTGTAGCCAATCAAGGGCATTGGCACAGATAGGTTATCAAATGCAAGTTCCAATTATTTTATTATTGTTAGCTGCTAATGTCTTATGGTTTATTGTCGGTTGGTCAATGGGCTACAAAGAGGCAGAGCAGGATCACGAATTCTATGCGCGCTAATGAAATCTTACTCTCCAGCACCGACACGATCCGTGACCGTGGGCTTCAATACGGTCACCCTGCGGATAACCTGCAACACACCGCAATGCTCCTCAGCGCATACCTACAAACACCAATTCACGACTATCAAGTGGCAGGGATCATGGTCTTGGTTAAACTTGCAAGGACTAATCAATCAGCGCAACACATCGATAACTGGATCGATCTATGCAGCTACGGAGCACTAGGCGGTCAACTCGCCACAGAGGAGAATGAGCTTTATGTTTAATTTAGCCGATTATGAGCCAGTGGAGGTTCGACTTGAAAAGTTTATTAAGGATTATCCTTCGTTCCGCATTTCAACTGAGTTGGAAGTGGTCGAAGCTTCTCGATACATTGTTAAAGCGTACTTATACAAAGATGTTAGCGATAGCGTTGCTTGGGCGACAGGGTACGCTGAGGAGACGGTTTCTGCTAGAGGCGTCAATCAGACTTCAGCACTGGAGAATTGTGAGACTTCGGCAATCGGCAGAGCACTTGCAAATGCAGGTTATGCTCCTAAAGGAAAAAGACCTAGCCGAGAAGAAATGACCAAAGTAGTAACGCCACGCGTTATTAAGCCAGCGGTACAAGATCTTGTACCAGAGCAGGATTATTGGACTACACCAGTCAATGATTATTTAAAGGTTGTCGATGCGCCAGTTAGTTTGAATAAAGCTCTAGATCTGGTGCAGGACATATTAGGTACTGGTGAAGCACAAGAAGCACCACAATGCAAGCATGGACACATGAGATGGCGTGAAGGTGAGAAAAATGGCAGAGCATGGGGCGGTTATCAATGCAATCAAATGAATGCTGGTGGCGTTAAATCTGATTGCCCACCAATTTGGTACAACATCGGCAGTGATGGAAAATGGCATCCACAGAAAGCAAAGGTGTAAAATGGGAAGCGTTGGAATTAAGATCAATGGTGAATGGCTAGACTTGATGTCAGCATTCATCGCTTGTCAGCTGTGCAATGAGCCAGTTCAGATCCGTGAACTAGCTGAAATATCATCCGACTCAGTCAATGGCATTGTTACTTGGCAATGTGCTAAATGCAAGGCCGTCAATGGATGACAAAGAGAAGCTGCTAATCTTCTTAGTATTGTTTCTATTCATTGGTGGCGTTGCAATGGGCTATATGGCTCATGGCTAGTCAAGCAAGAAAGCACAGAGGTTTCCGCACAGAGCGCGTAGTAGCTGAGTACCTATCGACTTGGTGGCATGGCGCATGTGTGGGAAGGGGTAGTGGCAAGGATATTGTCAATGTACCGTTTGATGTTGAAGTCAAAGCCCGGGCTGGATTTCAACCACTTGCATACATTAAACAATTGAAAGCTCGCACAGCCATTTCGGGGGAATTAGGCTTTGGAGTTATTAGACTCAACGGACAGGGTGAGGATGCGCGTGAGTATGCCGCGATTATCCGCTTAGAGGATCTGTTGCCACTACTCATATTAAAATACGGTCACTTAGACAATCAACCCACAGAGGCAGACATTGACCGTTGTTCTGGATGTGGGTCTTATATGATCAGGAGATGCTTAACTTGCCAGCCTACGACTACCGATGCCAATCCTGCAATCTATCTCAAGAAGTCACTCATGGATTCGACAGTAGACCAGTAGTGCCATGTCAGTTATGCAATGCTCCCATGATTAAAGGATTCAGTGCTACAGCTGTGCATTTTAAAGGTAAAGGGTTTTACAAAACAGATAAATAGTTATCCACAGGGTAATGAATTGGAGTCGCAATGAAGCGAAACACCGCTCTGACCAGCACTTATGTAAATGGATTTGACACCGATGGTACGCTACTTGCAGCAGAGCCGATCAACGGCTCACCGCGCGCCCCTTGGGGTGCAGCGCGTGGGGTGCTAGCAGTTGCTATTGGGATACTGCTGTGCACTATGCCTAGTGCAGGAAGCTCTGACATAGCTGTAAATAAATATGTTGATTATAAGACCTATGCTTTATATCTATTAGATTTTAATATGGATGAATATAATTGCTTAGATAAGCTCTATACGAAGGAATCTAATTGGAGACCAGAGGCAGTCAATGGTTCTCATTACGGAATACCACAGGGTAAGAGCGAATGGCTAAAGGATAAAGATGGTTGGACTCAGGTAGTATGGGGACTCAACTACATAGGTGCTAGGTATGGTGAGCCATGCGTTGCATTGGCGCATTGGAGTAAGTACGGATGGCATTAGATAACCTGAACAGCAGGCGTTATCGCGAGCAGCGAGAGCGTGTGTTCATGCGTGATGGTAGAGCTTGTCAATTGTGTGGCACAGATGAAGGTGAGATGCACATCGATCACATCATCCCACGCAAGTCCGGAGGAGATCACAGCCTTGATAATCTCAGGGTATTGTGCAAGACATGCAACCTACGCAAGGGTGCGCTCAATGAGGGGGTTTTTTTAGCAAGGACGGCTACCCCCCCTGTCTTTTCTGACTATATCTCCCCGATGCAGTCCGAGACGATGCT